TAAATTCCGTTAGGTGGTTTAGTAGCCATTAGAACATCTGATAATCGTAGTAAGACAATATTTTATTCATGATCAACTCTTTGTTATAAGTGTTGTCGTAATACAAAGTTAAAATAAAATACGTGCTACGCAATCTAGATTGTTGGTTTAAACTCAACTGATCTCTAGGGATTTTAACCCTCCATTTGTCAAATTTACGTTTGATTCTGTCAGGGCTAAATGCAGTCTTTCCTGTGTCTTGATATTGAGTCTGGATTCTAAATGCTGTAATAGTCTGTGTTCTGTCTACTACTTTATTATCATCACGTACTATACTATTAAATTCAAGAGTTCTAAGGACTTTATTTATATCTGCTTCTGGATTAATTACTAAAGACAAACTGGTTTCTTCTATATTGCCATAAATCTCTCCCCAGTTTCCTATATTATGAGTATGTATCTTAGTAGGGTCTGCTGGATTAGGGCTCATTAGAATATCATTGTTCTCTAAATAGATACCAGGTACTGCTGAATACTTAGAAGAAAACTCTTGCATTAACTCATCAAATACTAAAGTTAACGTGCTAACTTTTTCTTTATAGTTAGCAAGATGAGATTTAGAAATTAATTCAGCTTCGTTAGCAATATACTCAGGAAAGAATGGAATAAATGTTCCTGTAGTAAATGCTTCATCTACATAATAAACATCTCCTGTAATAGAATACGTTCCTAGAATAACTAAGTCACCTACAAAATAATCTGTAAATTCTGTAAACTCTCTGTAGTCATTTTGACTTTTGAAAGTAAACAAGATCTCATCGTTAATCAAGTCTTTGCCTATTACTACTCCTCTATTTAGTATAGGGTTATCACCAGTGTTTTCTTTTCTCCAGAATATTTTTTCTGGCAAAACTTGTAGTAAACTATGGATACCTTTTAATTCTGATAAAGGATTGTTTCCTAATCTAACTGCTGTTGATGTGCCCGTAGATCCAATCTTCATTAACTTACGTAATAAAGCATCGAAATAATATATACCAGATTCTGTAGACTTAACTGCCCATTGATGTATAGAACCACTTTCTTTAGTTAGATACTCGTGCTTACCAAAACCTAATCCTGTCCCTAATGATGTAGGCACTCCATCAGCAGTAGTAGTGATAGCAGCCCTATTGATAGCGTATCTACCGACTCCTTTATCTTGAAAGAAAAACACTGTATCTTGCCAATTGAGGATTTTGTTTATGGGCCCGTAATCATCAACGTCATAGAAATTATTTGCCCCAAACTGTGTCCAAGAATCTATAAGTTCTCCATTGATTTTTACATTAGATAAATATGCTCTAACATCATTACCTCCTATTTCAAATGCTAATCCTTCTGGCTTAATGAAATATGTTATATCGTCGTTTTCAGTAGAATATACAGGATTGTATAAATAAACATTAGGACTATAAGCAAATGTGCTCGTAGCATCATTAGCAGTTTCCTGTCTAAAATAAGTTGATGCAAAAGAGCTGTAAGTATAAGTAACAGCAGGATTGCCAGTGCGAAGAGTTGCGCCACCATCTAAATTTATATTTATACAACTTTCTGTTGGATATAATTCTGTTCTAACGTTTGATTGTCTGTATTTATTATTTCCAAAGAAATCAGGAGTAAACTCCATTGCAGAAGTTTGAACCGTAAACATATTTATAAAAATATCTCCACCGTAAACTATTGGATTTAAATCTGCTAGTTTAATATACGGAGAGGCAGGTATAAATATATTTGACTCTAAGGCTGCTTGTGTGTAACCTCCATAAGTTTCTGTTCTAGGAACAAGTAAATCTAATATAGGAACTCTAATATATGCATTTGCAATTTCGGAAGCTCCTGTATAATCTTTAGGATATATATACGGATTACCATTAATATCAGATCCTGTATAAGGACTTACAAACCAATCTTCATTTACTATAGAGTTTGCTGGCAATGGAGTATTAGTAATTGGGTCTGTAGTATATCTTTTTACTTTACCAACTAAACTACTTCCTGCTTTAGAAATTTCTGGTCTATCAGAATTAGTAATAGTGCCTTGTTGAGGATCGTTTGGATTTAATCCTAAACTAGTTCCCGCATTTTCATAATCATCTAAACACCAATAATTTCGCATATAGTATCCAGAGATACTGATGGTAACAGGGTCTGTATATCTAACAGTATCTATCATGTTCATATATTGAACATTTTCCCATTGTTTAATATTATGAATACTATTAAAGCTTACAGGTAAAGTAGATCTAGTCTTAGTTCTATAATCATAACAATCTTTCCCTAATCCTTCTGCAGTAAAATCTGTAGGACCATTTCCTGAATATAACGACCAGTTATAACTACCTGTAATTAATAAAGAAGGACTACCTGCTAAATCAGATCCTATGGTTCTACTATTCTGCCAGTTATAAGAAATCTCTGGAGAATAAAAAGCTAAGTATTGTCCTTTAATTGCATAGTCTAAATACTTAGGAGTATATGGACTTGGAGTAAAATTTTGATCTTCTAATGTACCAAAAGATGCATTAGGCCTTAGATTAAATACTCCTGGAGAAGTTTCATCTGGATAATAAGGATATAGATGTAAGACATCTTGATCATTATTAATTTGCAAATCAAAAGAATAAGAAGGTGCTGCAATAGGAGTATTGTAGAAATTCTTCATGAATCCTTGAGAAAGTCTGCGCTTATCTCCTTCTGTTCTTTCTAATCTTACTATTTGATATCCTACTATTTCTGAACTAATAGATGGACAACTAGTTAGATCAATTGTAAATTGTATACCTAAAGCATATCCATTATTAGCAGTAGTAGATGTGTTTACTGATAAGGGCCAAAACTTACTTCCTGAATTATTTGCTGTAGAGTCTTCTTCTGAAATATCTGGGAATTTAATATCTCCAATATAATTAACAAAAGAAGCTTCGCCCTTCTTGTTGAAGAACACAATTCCAAAACGATATGTTTCTCCTCGTTTATATCCTTTTAATAATCCTGATATAAAAGGAGAAGCGAAGTTAGGGAATGTTCTATAAGGTATTGGATAAATCCCAGCACCGTCGTTTAAATTATGTAAGTCGTTTACGAAGTTAGCTACGTTAGCATATCCTGGTTGAGTATCTCCGTCTAATTCAAATTCTTCTAAATGAAATTTATAAGAAATATTAGAACCTTCTCCTCCTAATGTAACTCCGTCAGATTGGTATTTATATTGTTTATTAGTTTGCCAGTCTTTTGACCAGTGTTTATCCTGATTAAACTCTTGGTTAAAAGCATTGTTTAAATCATCTACAGGCGTACCTGGCGTAAATGGAGGAGTTATAGTACCTCCAATGTTTCTATATCTTCTAGTCTTACTATCGAAAGTTTCTCCTGGAGATAAGACATCTGCGATATCAAAAGTTGATCCTTTTAAATTTGCTATTACTAAGGAACTATCTTTTTGTGTTAAAGTCTTAGCTGTTTTAAATGGATAGTTTCTTCTTGTGTACTCTAGTAACTCTATGCTATAAGCATTAGTTTCCGTGCCCGTATAAGTAAACAATACTGAGCCATTAATTACATTTTCTTTTTCAATAGCTTTGACTATTGGAATAGTTTCGTAACTAGCTGTATAGATAGATATTAATTCTATTTGTGTAAAGAACCCTACGTAGCCACTTGTGTTGATACTTACTTGTATACTCTTTCCAGAGTTTACATTAGTAATATCTCCTAACACTTGACCAGATTGTGTGCTAGCTATTCCGTCTTTAGTAAATATTGGACACAGATTTCCTGGAGGAGATATTAAAGTTTCTTTACCATCTGCTGTAAGTAATCTATATGCTAATTGATATACACCTGTTTGTAGAGAACCTCCTCCTCCTACGTTAGTTAAAAGAGGTTGTACATAATCTACGTTAGGATAGATATCAATAGTATCTACAGAAGTAGTAGGTAGATTAGGGTCCTCAATGTTTATAGTTCTTATATAGTTATTGTAGTCTAACCAATAGATTCTCTGGATGTTAGCTAGCTCGAATTTACCTAAAGCTTCAATAGGAAATTCTTTCTTAAAATTTAAATTAGCGTTGTAATAAATTAAACTAGGAAAACCTGGTAATATAACTCTTGTAGCAGGATCGTATTGAATATCATATATCCAACCATTGTTACCTCCATCATCTGCTACAAAAACAATGATTCTATTTCTAATTGTAGTAACGCCAATAATTTCTGCAACTCCTGAAGCTGTCCAAGGAATAGAATTAAATGTGCCCGATTGAGGAATAGTAAAAGCTTCTTCTGTACCTTTGATGTTGGTAAAGCCTCCTATTGATTCTCCATCTGTTGTAGTAATCCTAACGTCTACAGCATCTATATAAGATGTGTTAGGAATACTGTCATAAGCTGTATCTGCATTTAATCCTCCGTAGCTATTAGGTGCTGCTTTCATAATTATGAAGTTGCTGGGTTAGGTCCTTGAGTTAAAGAACTAATTGTAT